GATGGTAAAACCAGTACCAATGCCCAATCAAATACACATGAAATCCAGTTTGAAAAAATTAAAAAGTCTGATGCCAAACAACTAGCACGATCATTAACGGATTACCTTATCAGCCCTTTGATGCGGCTGAATTATCCAAATGTTACAGCTGAGCGTTATCCGAGCTTTTTCTTTGATACATCTGACACTGAAGACATGGAGGTATTTGGTAATTCTCTTGAAAAATTGGTACGTGTTGGCATGAGAATCCCTGTGTCATGGCCTCATGAAAGACTTGGTATTCCACAACCTGCCGATGACAAAGAACCAATCCTAACAATTCAAAATGGGCCTGTGCCTAATTTGGCAATGAACACCTACCAGCCACAATTGTTGGGTGGCATCATTGCTGCCAATTCAGCACAGCTCCCTATTGAAGAGCAAGCATTGCAATTGTTGCTAAAGGATCAAACCAATATTGCCCAAGACACAGTTGAGTCGTGGACCAAGCAACTATTGTCAAAAATTCAGTCAGGCAATGAAGAAGAGATTCTTGCACTTCTACAAGACGTGTATCCAGCCGATGACGAACCAGCATTACAGGAAAAACTGACACGCCTAATATTTGCAAGTGAAGTATTGGGCCGTCTGAGTGTTCAAGCGGAGCAAACCTAATGCCTACAGCACAACGGCCAGAGCTGAACGCTCTGTTTACATTGCCCCCTGAAGATGCAATTTCTTATTTAGAAAAGAAAGGCTTCAAGATTGGTTGGGACTGGCATGAAACACTAGATAATGCACACAGCAAAGCATTTACCGTGGCAAAAGTTGCACGTATGGATCTGCTCCAAGATATTCGCCAGTCCTTAATTACAGCGATGCAGCAAGGCCAGTCGCTTGAGCAGTGGAAAGCTAGTATTACACCTACGCTTCAGGACAAAGGTTGGTGGGGAAAGAAAATTGTTGTTAACCCTGAAGGCCGTGAACAGGAAGTACAACTTGGCAGCCCACGTCGGTTACGAACAATTTACGATACAAACATGCAATCTGCTTTTGCAGCTGGTCGTTATAGAGCCATGCTTGCAGGTGCAGAAACTCGACCATATTGGGAATGGCGTCATATCTCAATTAGTAACCCACGCAAGCAACATGTTGCCTTAAATGGAAAGATTTTTAGTTATGACGATCCATTTTGGTCGGTAGCTTATCCACCTTCAGAATGGGGTTGCAAATGCCGTATTATTGCCCGATCCAGACGTGAGGTTGAAGGTAAAGAAATATTAAGTGGTAAAGGTCATGCCAGCACAATTAATGAAAAAGTCGGTATTGATCGTAATACTGGCGCTGATGTGATTGCAAAACGGACTCAATTCAATATCCCAACTAAAGACGGCACACTGACATTTGCTCCCGCAGCTGGCTTTAATGGATCACCAGCAACAAGCTATTTAATTGAAAATGTTATGGCACAACGAGCAACGGATTTAATGGGTATGTCTAAAGGCTTGAAGCAAACTCAGGAACTATTGAATAACAGTGCACGCACAAAAATTCATGAAAAATTTATCCAGAATGCCTTACGTTTAACTGAGCCTAAAAATGAAATCAGTATTATTGGTGCACTTCAAGCCAAGGAAGTCCAAGTACTTACACAACAAGGGGTTTCGCTTGAATCGAAACTTCTATTCATGAGTGACACCGTTATTGTCAATAAAGAATATTCAGATATAGCGGTTAGTCGATTGATGGCGTTGCCTCAGTTGCTTACTGAAGCTGAGCAAGTCTTTTGGGATGCTCAAGAAAAGCTATTGTTTTATGTTCTTGAAAAAGATGTGGTTCAGTTTGCAGTGAATGAACCTACGGGAAGTTTTGTAGTATCTAAGATTGTACGTAAAAAAGACTGGCAATCTGAAGGACTGGAGCTAATTCAATGACTATAGAACTAGGCAATAGAGAATTAAGGACAAGGCTCACTCGCGTTGCTGAAGCGATGCAAGATACAACACCACTTGGTCATGCTATTGCCAATAGTTTTTTGACAGTTACTGATGACAATTTTGATTCTGAAGGCCGTCCAGCATGGGCTGGCTTAAGCCTAGTCACCTTGGCCCGTCGTAAGTCAGGGAAAATGCTATTTCAATCTGGTCAGTTGCGTCGCAGCATTACCACACGTGTTTCAGACAATGAAGTTGAGATTGGGACAAATGACCCCAAAGCGCCAACACAGCATTTTGGGGCTAAGCAAGGTCAATATGGTAAGTCTTCAAGAAATGGGCCTCTTCCTTGGGGTGATATTCCTGCCAGACCATTTCTACCAATGGATAGTGCTGGCAATTTACAACATGAGGCAGAGCTTGCCGTTTTTGATGATGTAGACCATTACTGGCATCAAATATTTAATTTCTAAAACTGGGCGGAAGTGTTTCCGCCTGATCTTTTTTCTCCCCACATTCTAATCTCATATCATCGTTTTAAAAGTCGATGTTATGAACAAATTACTCGTAGCCCTTTGCGCTTTCGACATTAAGTTATCTGCTGATAAGTTGGTGCTTATTCCAGAAGGAATTTTTAAAGGCATTGATGGACGCCCATTTGATGCACCTTACTGGCGTTTAACACCAGAAAATGGTCGTGCATTAGCAGCTCAACTCAACACTCGAACTATTGATATGCTGGTTGATTATGAGCATTCAATTATTGCTGCAAAACAAGAAGGCAAAGAAGCTCCAGCTTCAGGTTGGCTGCGAGCTGGTGGCTTTGAATATGTGGATGGCGTAGGTCTATGTTCTAACAATTGGTCATGGACTAAAAAAGCCCAAGATTATATTGAAGCTGAAGAATATAAATACCTTTCACCCTTCATTTTATACGACGCAACTGGGGATGTTCATGGTCTCATTAACGTTGCACTAACTAACACTCCAAATATTGACTCTCTACCGCCTGCAAAACTTGCAGCAGCGGCACAGGATTTTTTGTCTCAAAACCGTGAGGATTCAACAATGAATGAGTTTCTAAAGCTCATGCTTAAAAAAATCGGTTTGCCTGAAACAGCAACTGAGCAGGAAGCTATTGCTGCTGCAAATACTGCTTTTGGCAAATTCGATACTGCATTCGGAACTACTGTTTCTGGTGAGCAAACACTGGATGCAGCTTTTACCAAAGCGATTGAAGTAAAGACAGCTGCAAATAATCAAGCAGTTGTTGATCCGACTCAATATGTTCCTATGGCTGTATATCAAGAAGCTGTAAATCAGGCTGGTGCAGCTGAAGCAGCTAATAAAGCCAAAGAAATGGAAGATCTTATTACTGCTGCATGTAGTGATGGGCGTCTAACTGGTGTAACAACAATCAACTGGATAAAGGAACAGGCAAAAACAAATCCTGACTTTGTCAAAGCCCATATTGAAAGCTTGCCAAAAATTGCAGCATTGTCTCAACGTCAAACTGAGTCAACGAATAATTTTGGTGGTGGAAAAGATACGCCAAAAAATCAGCATACACCTGAAGCTTTGCAGGTTTTTAACCTGATGGGCATTCAACCAGAGGAAAAATAAATGAGCAGTATTTTGCAAAATGGACGTGATCGTCAGACACCCCGTCGTGAGCTTGGTTTATTCCCCGTATTAGTTAAAGCAAATACGGTAATTCGTGCAGGTTTTATTGTTGTCACAGATGCAACTGGTTTTGCAACTGAAGGTAAAGCTGGTGCGGGTTTGACCTATCTGGGACGTGCTGAAGAAGCAATTGATAACACTGGCGGTGCTGATGGTGATGTGCAGGTTTTAGTGCGCTCACACAATGCTTTCTTTTTTGAAAATAGTTCGACAGACCCTGTGACCCAAGCAAGTTTCGGCAAAGATTGCTTTATCGAAGATGCTGAAACTGTTGCTGCAACTGATAACGCTGGCGCTTTATCAAAAGCAGGTCGTGTGGTTGGAATCGAAGACAATGGAGTATGGGTAGAATGAATGTAAACGGTGCGACTTTAGATGCCATGTTTCTAGGTATCAAAACGGTTTTTAATAAGGCATTTGCCGCAACTCAAACTGAATGGCAAGAAATTGCTATGGAAGTCCCAAGTGCAGCAGCCTATGAAAACTATAAATGGCTTGGCGCAATTCCACAAATGAAGCCTTGGGTTGGTAAAAAGAATATCAACAAGTTAGAAAAATATGATTACGTCATCAAGAACGTTCCTTATGAAGCAACTATTGAAATTTCTCGTGACGACATTGAAGACAACCAAATTGCTGGTTTAACCATTCAAGCTGATTCAGTAGGTGTAAGTGCAAAAAAACATCCTGATCAACTGGTTTATCAAGCTGTAAATGGCGCATTTCAAAATAAATGCTTTGATGGACAACCTTTCTTCTCTACTAGCCATAAAGTTGGTAAAGAAACTGTTAGCAACAAAGGCACCAAAAAACTATCTGCGGCTACTGCTGCGGCAGCTGATGCTTCATACGGAGCTGCCCGTCGATCAATGCTGGAATATGTCGATGAAACTGGGGAATCGTTAGGTGTTGTACCTAATATTTTACTTGTTCCACCAGCACTAGAAGCAGAAGCAAAACGCCTAATTAACAATGAAAAATTGGGTGATGGAAGTGAAAATCCATATCGTGGCACTGCCAAAATTGTTGTTTCAGGCCGTATTAAGGACTCAAATCAATGGTTTTTATTGGATACCACTAAACCAGTCAAGCCTTTCATTTATCAAAAACGTAAAGCCGCTCAGTTAGTACGATCAACAAGCCCAGACAGTAATAACGTCTTTATGGAAGGTGTTTATTACTTTGGTGCTGAAGCACGTGGTAACTCAGGTTATGGCTTCTGGCAACTGGCCTATGGATCAACTGGCGCTCAAGCATAAGGTGATATGAAATGTATGCAACGGCAGACGCGATGA